TGTTGCAAAAAGACTTCAAGAAGATGAAGCTTTTGCCCAACGTCTTCAAAAGTACAATGCACAGTATCAGTTCGTTATACAGCAAGCTCAGAACGCGCAAATAGGCCGCGTAGGTACTGCACCAGCTCAGATGGGTGAGGTACAAACTCAAGGTATGCAGCAGTGATAGCTCTGTTATTTGGATCTATACTATTTTTTAATATGGCAGACAATCTAAGCACAACAGACTACGGTCGATTTCTTGCGGAAGAAAGACTAATTAAATTGTTCAAAAACACTTTAAGAATAGCAGAAAGTTTTGAACCTGAGCCGTACAAACCTAATCCTAAAGAAGAGTATTTTACAATAGGATACGGTCATTATGGCCCCGATGTAAAGCTCGGTATGTCCATTGATAAAGAGACTGCTGAACGCCTTCTGGACAGAGATGTAAGAACTAGGATTAAAAGTATAAGAAAAGCTCTTCCTAATTTTTCAACTTTTCCAGAGTCTTTGCAAGATGCTATTTTTAGCGAGCATTACAGAGGGTCTATTATGCAAAGTCCTAAGACAAGACGATTGATAAACGAAGGAAAATACAGAGAAGCTGCTGATGAGTTCTTGGACAACGATCAGTACAGAACTGCTGAAGCTGACGGAATACCCGGTATTCGTCCTAGGATGGAAAGAGTTTCTGAGGAACTAATTAAATTCTCGAATGCCAAACGATAACTATGTTGTTGTTCTTTCTAAGTACGAGCATTTTGCTCGTTTTATTAAAGACATAAAAGATCGAAGAGAATCTAGCATATCTAGATTAAGATCCGCTTCGCCTGAAGAAGTTATGCAAATCTCTGGAGAGATTTTAGCGTACGACGATATACTTCAGGATTCAGATTACGACAATTTACTAAAAAAATGGTCTGAGCACGTATAATATACTTTTTTATGTGATATAATCACCGCTCGCCATCGCTAGGCGTTAAAAGCGGGAAAGTATAAATTATATGAGTGAAATCATTGAGGCGGTCGCTGATGCCGATTCAAACACAGCGGAAAACGAAAATATGTCTGCGTCTGACTTTATTCGCAGACGTACAGAACAACAGGAAGAAGAAAATGTTCTTCCCGTTCCTGAACCAGAAGCTGAAGAGCCTTCTGCATTGGAGGATAATGAGATTGAATCTCAGTCCGAAGAGGTAGAAGTTTCCGAGGGTGAAGAAGACGTTCTTTCAAATATCAACTTAGATAATCTTTCTGAGGAGCAGATTAAACAACTTTCTGAGGCTCTTTCTAGCCGGGCTGTTGACCGTTTTGGTAAACTAACAGCTAGGGCTAAAGCTGCCGAGGAGAAGGCTCAAACACTTGAGGAAAGTTTAAAAGCTCAACAGGAGGAAGTTCTATCTTCTAAATCTGATATTGTTGATAACCCGTACTCTGATCTGAATACCATTAAAGATATTCAAGAAAAGGCAAAGGAAATTAACGATGTCATAGATTGGGCAGAGGAAATTTTGTTTGATTCTGATGACTACAGTCCACACGACACAGTAACAGAAGCAGACGGGAAAACCATGACTAAAGCTGAAGTGCGTGAAGCTCTGAAGCAAGCAAGGAAATCTAAAAACAAATTTCTTCCTGATCAATTTAAAAAGGTTAAGAGGACAGAGGACGCTGTAGCGTTACGCCAACAGTACGGTCAGAAAGCTTTAAAGCAATTTAAGTGGTTGGGCGACAAAGATAGTGAACAGGCTAAACAGTTTGTTCAAATAGCTGGTCATCCGTCTTTGCAAAAAGCTTATGAGCAAGATCCTGACCTTAGTTGGAAACTACCATATTTATTGGCTCATTCAGTTGATAATATGTTTGGAGAGAATGCTAAAAAGTCGGCACCAAATGCCAAAGATGCTTTTAAGCCGTCTCCTCCATCAAGTCCCTCTATAACGAAATCTAAGTCCGATAAAACTGAAGATAATTCTACGAAAGCCCTAAAGGATCTGACGCAAAGGTTTAAGAGTTCTGGAAGTAAAGATGATTTCCAAAAACTTAGAGAAGCGCGATGGGCGCGCAGGCTCTCCTAACTAATTAAATAAAATGCCATCTTATTCATATAACACAACAAATCCCGGTGCTGCTGTTTCTAACAGGGAAGACCTTAGCGATACTCTCACTATTTTAGCTCCTGAAGAGACTCCGGTACTTAGTTCACTATCAAAAACACGAGCATCTGCCGTCCAGCACGAATGGACGATGGACTCGTTGGCCGACGTAAGCACGGCTGGAGTTTCCGAAGGTGTTGACGTAAGCACCTACGCCGATGAGTTCTCCGCTCGCGTTCGGGTTGGTAACTACACCCAGAAGTTCCGCAGAGCTTATCAGGTTTCTGATATACAAGAAGTTGTTGACTCCGTAGGTCCTGCTAAGTTCGCTCAAGCAGAAGCCAAAGCTCTCCGTGAGCTAAAGCGTGACGTTGAAGCAACTATTCTTTCTGACAACGAACAAGACGTTGAAGACGGAAGTGGATCGAACCCATACAAAATGCGTGGTCTCGGCAAGTGGATTCAGAGCGGTGCTCAGGCGACCAACCCGGTTCCAGCGGATTACCGCACTCCTGCTGATAGCGTTTACGACATCAGCACTTCTGGTTCATTTACGGAAACGGCGATGAACAACATCATCACCTCCATTTACCGTGTAAGCGGTGCTACCCAGTCTCTTACGCTAGTTGCTGACACAGCTCTTCGCCGTGTTATTAGCGACTTTGCTCGTATTGGAGAAATTGGAACGGCTGGATCTGGAGATGCTTCTATTCGGAACGTGAACTACAACGGAGAGACTGCTAAGATCAAGCTTTCTGTTGAGCTATATCAGTCCGATCATGGTATTGTTTCTATTGTGAACATGAACCCTGATTGTTCACCCGACACCACTAACAAGAACCGTGGTTACTTCCTGAACCCAGAATACGCTAGCATTGCCGAGCTTATTCCTGTTGGAAGCACCGTTCTTCCTAATCTTGGTGGCGGTGAGCGTGGATACGTTGACTGTGCGTTGACTCTCGCAGTTCATCACCCCGGAGCACACGGTAAAATAGAACAGTAATTTTTGCTAATTTTATTTTACTAAAGATTATTTAAACAGGGAGGTCAGGCCGGTTCTGGCCTCCCTTTTTTATATGAATATCATTACATCTATTCCTAAGCACAACGACGGTGAAGTTAGTAGGGCTCTTATGCGAGAGATCCAAACGGGATTCAAGCTAGAAGAGGCTACTAGAAAAAAAAGAATGGATGTCGCTAGGCAGGAAGCTCAAGAGTTAAAGGGAACTACTCATCCAGTTCTTGGCAAGCCAGTAGCAGTAATGCCAGCTAGGGAATTTTTTAGATTAACTAAACAGTACGGACACGATACCGTTCATTCTAAAGAATTCTTGCAAGATTACAATAAAAGATTTTCTGACCTTTCTCCAAATAAAGCATAATGCAAAACAAGGCAAATAAAGACCTTTATGATTTAATATCTGCTTTATCTGGCACATCTGATTTTACATCTGGAGAAGTCTCGCATTTATTGGCGTTGTCCAATAGGAGGATGTACGAGGCTTATAACAGAACTCCTTACTGGGCTAGGTATTTAGTTACAGGGGAGTCTCGTCCAGTATCAAGTTCCGTTGTAACATTTGAGGAAGTCTCTGGATATACACCAATTGGTGAATTTTTGCGTATACATCGCACTGATCCTTTTGTCAGGAACTCAGCTATTGAATACGAATTTTACATTCAGAGTGATGGGGCTCATATCCTGAACCTTACAACTGCTGAAACTTCTGAAGTATTTGTTACGTACAAAAAAAGACTAACTGAACTTACAGATCTAGACATCGACGGATCTAACTCTAGGACAGAAGTGCCTCAAGAGTTTTTCTATTTTATGGCTCATGCCACATACGCCGACTTTCTTCGACTAGATGGGCAACATCAGAAGGCTGTACTGGAGGACCAGATAGCAGAAAAATACCTAGGAGAGGAAATGGACAACCCACAGCAAGTATCTAACAACAACACCGTAGGTAAACGCTTTAAAACCTATGTATCTCAACAAGCACGATAAATGAACTCAAGAACATCCAACTTATACATCGGGAATCCAACCCCGAATACAAACGATCAAGCCCTTACCGTAGACGCAACAGTGGGAGGAGTACAGTTTGCTACACTTAACATTGACACTGACTACGTTGTTTTGGACATCCAAGATAACAATGTTAGAGCCACCTTTGACGGCTCGGCTCCTACATCTTCAAATGGTCATTTGTTGGTAAAGGAACAGGGTCTTATTACTTTAAGCGCTAATGTTGCTAAGGCTATGAAGATGATTCGCGTCAGCTCTGATGCCGTTATTCACCTTACTGAATTTGTAGACTAATGAGGACACTTGCCCTCCAAATGATTAACGAGGGGCTGATGCTTACTCGTGCTGGGTACAGAATACTTCTTGCTGGATCTGGTACCCCAACAGCTACTGATTTTTTATTTGAGGATGAGGTGGCGTATGAGTTTGAGGACTCAGTGCAATTTGAATTTGAGGACGCATAACTTTAACTAACACTTACAATGGCAAAACTATCATCAAGATCCCAGACAGGCACAGTAACATCGGCCAGCAATATTCACGTAGTAAACGATCCTTCTGGAACTCCAGTATCTAGCAAAGAAACCTTTGACAGTGTTGTTATGTCAGGTGCGTTAAACACACTAGATACGGGACTAACGGCAGGAACAACTCAGACTCAAGCAGGTGGCCTAGCCCTTACTGCGGCAATCAACGATGTTACTACGGTAGCCAATACTAACGATGCGGTAACTCTTATAACGGCAGTAGCTCAAGTTAAGCAGACCGTTTACAACAACGGTGCAAATGTGCTGCAAGTGTTCCCAGCGGCATCAGACAATCTTGGAGAAG